CACCCTGGCGAAAGGTGTAAAACCATGCCCGACTCGTGGCCGTAAGCCATGATGCAGCCCTGGACTTGAGGCGGTAATCGAGACCCGGCAAAGGCGCCGTAAAGCCATTGGAGACATTCAATGTTTTTACTTCACTATTCAGGAGTGCATCATGGGTTATACCGCTTTAGGGGCACAGCAGCCCGAACAAAAAAAAGCATGGATTCGCGAAAGTATTAAGACTTTCCGCGAGAATTTTTTCTTTGAAAAGTTCATGGGTAAGGGTGAGAACAGCATCATCCAGACCGTGAAAGAGTTGAAACGCACCGAGAAAGGCGACCGGGCGATGATCGGCCTTGTCCAGGATATGCAGGGTTCCGGTATCGTCGGTGATAACGATATCGATGGTCGCCGCGAGGCCCTGGAGTCTGATTGGGTTGAGATCCACACCGACCAACTGCGTAACGGTACCAGTTCCAAGGGCCGCGTCGATGATCAGCGTTCCGTCTTCACCTTCCGCACCGAGGCCAAGGATAAGCTTGGGTACTGGCGTGCAAGTATTCATGAACAGTTGCTGATTTTGGCAGCTTCCGGCATCTCGTTCAACTATAATTGTGACGGTTCCACCCGTGTTGTCGGTGCTCAGGATGACCTGCGAACCCTGGAGTTCGCGGCCGATGTTGTCGCCCCGTCCAGCGCTCGCCATTTCAGTTTTGATGGCACCGATATCGTGGACGGAGATACCTCAGCCATCACCACAGGTTATGTGCCGAAGTACGGCATGATTGTCGACCTGATGGCAGAGGCCAAGACCAAGGGGATTAAGCCCCTTCGCGTTGGTGGCCAGGAGCACTATGTGTACCTTTGCCACCCGAAGACCTTTGCCAAGCTGAAAAAAGACGCTGATTTCCGCGATGCGGTTATCAACGCAGGCGAGCGCGGCAAGATGAACCCCATCTTCAGCGGGGCCACCCTCACCATGGACGGCCTGATTATCCATACCAATAACCGCGTGTACAACACCTCCGGGGCGGCATCCGGATCCAAGTGGGGCGCCGATGGCACCGTGGACGGCACCCGCTCCCTGTTAATGGGTTGCCAGGCCATGGGACATGCTGATATCTGGGGCCAGGCGCAGTGGTATGAGGGGAAAGAGGACGACGATGCCAAAAACATCATCTCCATCGCCATGTATTTCGGTCTCCTCAAGTTGCAATTCAACAGTCGTTACGACGGCAACACGGTTCAGGATTTCGGCCTCATGGCCATCGACCTTGCGCTGTAATTTGTGAGTAGCTCACGCACAAAACACCCTCATCATTAAGGTGAGGGTGTAAAATATAACGCCCAAGTGGGCAGGAGAAAAACGCTATGCTGACCAAAAACCCTAGCCGCCAAGGACCGCTTATTGCTCATGTTGACATCAACATGGCCGACCTCGTAAGCGGGGTGGCATCTGCCGTCGCGATGGATATCCCCCCGAACGCGGTCATCATCCAGGGCAGCCTGATTACAACTGAGGCGTGGGACTCCACTACGTCCGACGTCCTTTCCGTCGGCGATGACACCAGTGCAAACCGGTACCTTGCCGACGGAGATATTCGTGCCCTTGGCGCCGTTGTTCCCCTGGTGCCCACCGGCTTCATCTCCACCGGGGAAGGGCTCAAGGTAACGTGGACGAGCGGAGGCGGTACCCCGACAACCGGTCAGGTTCGCCTCATGGTTATGTATTATATCCTCGGTCGTGCCGAATCCACCCTCGGATAACGGGATACGTTAAAATTAATGGCCTCGAATCCGGTTTCGAGGCCATTTCACATATAAGGAGCATGAACGATGAAGCTGAAATCCCCTAAAAACAAAACCGTCAAGGTAGGTCTGCTTTCCGGACACGTCATCAATATCCCCCCGGAAGGCCGCGAGGTTCCCAAGCGTTTCCTGCAGGCCGCTTTCCAGGCCGGGTGCTTGCCAATCGAGGTGGACGCCGAAGAGGTGGAAAAGTCGGCCAGTGAGCTGGATCCCGGGAAGGCAAAGGAGCGCCAGGGCATCATCATCGACGCCATCAAGAGGATGTTGGAAGACGGCGAGGAAATGGCAGCCTCCACCGGCATGCCAAACCTGAGAGACCTTTCTAAGCTGGCCGGGTTTACCGTGCACCGCAACGAGATGGTCGACGCCTGGAGTATCCTGCAGGATGAAGCAGACGACAACGAGGATCCCGATACCAAGGGAGATGAGCAATAATGGCCACCGGTTCGGAGCTGGCATTACAGATTCAGGACATTGTCCTTGAAGACCAGTATGGGGAAGAGGAGATTTTAACCACGCTGAACCGGTGCGCCTCCTTTCTCTCTACCAAGTTTGTTCTTCCCTCGCTGGATCAACAGGGGACCGTGAACACCAGCACCACCGGGTGGAACGTCGCGGCCCCTGAAGACTTTCAGCGAAATATGTATTACGCCGTTGACAGCTCCGGACGTCCCCTCAGTATTTTGGACAGCCGAAAGCAGATGCTGCAATACTGTGGTGGCAACGTAGCCCAGACCGGATCGAAAATAGAGCGTGTTGCCGTTGTCGGCAGCACGCTTTTGCATTGGCCGGTAAGCGTTGAGGTAGAACCGCTCACCCTGTTTTATCAGCGCAAGCCGACCGAAATCACCCTGGGCGAAGAGGTTGACATACTCCCCGCAGGGTATGCCGACTCTGACACGCTGTTTATCAACTACGCCTGCTGGAAACTGTTTGAGACCATTGAGCAGGGTCTGGAAGGACAAAAAGTGGACACGAACTACTACATGAGTCTCTTTCTCGGCATGCTTGACGACCTGGAAACATACCTCAAGCATGAAAGCGGGGTTTCGCTCCCGGGACCAAGAACGGTAAGGATGTCTCGATGGTAGCGTCGATCACCATTTACAAAGGGGCGGCTGGTCTGAACACGGTCCTTGACCCGCAGCGACTGAGCCAGGGCAGTATCAATGCCCCAAACATTATCGAGCTGGCCGAAGCGGCCAACGTCTCAATCGATGAGCGCGGACTTACCACCTCGCGTTATGGATCTGTCCCCGAGCATGCGGGCGAGTATCATTCCATTTTCTGTAAGAACGGTGGGGAGTGTTTCGTTATTCAGGAAAACGAACTTGACGCCTCTCTTGTGCAGGTCTTGGGCGACTATTCGCTTTCAACCGTGGCTGGTGGGTTGACCAAGGGCCTGTATATGGCGTGGGACAGAATCGGTAACGATACGTTCTATTCCAACGGGATAGACAAGGGGTATATCCGGGGAGGTGTCGCTTATCCATGGCCGGTGCAACAGTATAACGGCCCTGATGTTGATATGCAGTTCGCAACCGCTATCCCGGCAATCACTCACCTCGCCTTCCTTGATGGGGGAAAGCTGGTTATTTCCGTAGGCAACGCGATCTTTCAAAACCACCTGCCGTATCAGTATGGCCTGTTCAGCCCTGGAGTGGGGAATGTGGCCGCGTTCGCAACCGATGTCACAATGATCGCGGCGGTAGAAAACGGGTTTTTCGCTTCCGACCAAACAACCACGAAGTTCTTCAGGAAAACGGAGGACTGGTACAGATACCGCCAGGAGCCGGCCAAGAGCTACCCGGCCCTGGAGTGGTCGCTTGCCCATGACGACGTGGAACTGAAAGAGATCGGATTTGACATGCCGGGAAATGGGCGGGTCTGGGGCAGCACCAAGGGGATCATCCTGGGGACCGACGATGGACAGAGTTTCAACCTGTCAGAGCCGAAAGTCAGATACCCGTCAGGATACACGCAGGGCGCGTGCCTTATCAAAAAAGACTCTACCGTTATCCATACGGCCAGATAAAACATGATGACCAATAAAGGAGTGCCAGGGATGAAAATGTTGTTTCGCCGCCTGTTCAGTAATAATGAAGAACCACCGATTATCCCGCTGTTTGAACTTGGCGCTGGACGACCGCCAATGGTCAAGGTGTTTGGTGGAAAACCTCCTGATACGATGGTTGAGGCCGAAGAGGCATGGGTAACCAATGCCGGACTGGTCGCCTTTGGATACCCAGATGGTAGCGACAATGGATTTTCATTGAAGATCATCAAGGACCATTCTATTGAGAGGAATGGAGGGAATACTTGGTTCTTGGTTTCCAATAAAGACATGGTTGTCAAAGGTGACATTGGATTCGGTCCTGGATGTGGTTGTTCGGTGACAATGTCTGGCAGTGCATTGTTAGCGGTTGGCGGAGAACTCCATTTCTCTCCACTGACAATCCGTATTCAATGAGCGCTCACCAACTGGCCATCATCATCCTGCGAGTGATGAAACAAGCCCTGAACGCTTTCGCTAAAGAGATCGGTGAAGAGGTGTCGTGCCAGCGATGCCGACGTATCGATAGAGACTACGATCTCGTTCCCAAGAAAAAGAAATAGCATATCCCGCCCGGTCGCCGTAGTTCGGTTCCCGTGAAAGAGGATCCTCGCTGTGCGGCTGTGGTTCAGCTTCATGAGTGCAACGAAACATCATGAGGCTTTACCATGGCTGAAAAATTTTCGACCGGACACGTCAATGCTGCGCTCGCCGCCCTGAAAACGGCCTACGCAAACTTTGTTATCGCGCTGTTTGACGGCACGCAACCGGCATCCGCCAACGACTCCGAGGGCGCTGCCAACCTGCTTGCCCTGATCACCTTGGATGGCGGATCATTTACCGGGGGCGTCTCTACCAACGGGTTGAACTTCGATGACCCTGCCGACGGCGTGCTTTCCAAGCCAGCCGGAACAATCTGGAAGGGTGCTGGCCTTTCCGCCGCCGGGACAGAGGGCACGACCGCCACATGGTTCCGCGTCTACGCCAACGACTACACGACCGGGGCCAGTACCACCGCCGAACGGTGGGACGGAGCGATTGGCACAACCACGTCCTATGAACTGCGCATGACGAACCCGGTTGTTGTTCAGGACGTTGAGACGACTATATCGGCATTCAACCTAACCCTGCCCAAAACGGCGTAAGCTATGAGCCAACAGTTCTTCAATAACGCCGACACAGCCTCCCTGCTTTCCGCCATCAGTGCGGGGGCTGTGTCCTTCACCTTGCAGTCAGGAGAAGGCGCTGGAGTCTTCCCCCTCGATGCGGGCAATCACTTCTACGCCACATTCAACGACGGTTCGACGATAGAGGTCGTCAAGGTCACCGCTCGCAGCGCAGACATCTTTACCTGTGAGGCAACGACTAACGCTTTTGAGGCCGGTACCGGAGTAGCGCAATTTGTCACCGCTGAAATGATGGGGGATATGGCCCAGATTGACGGCGACGGTCAGGTTCTGCAGGATCATGAGTTGAGGGACTATTCCGAAACATCCACCTCTCCCGCTTCATCGTCCAGTGTTCTCGAGCTTGACCTTGAGAACGGCAATGTATTTGCCGTTACCCTGACCGAAGATGTGACCACGCTTAACCTGAGCAATCCACCAGCCAGCGGTAAGGCAGGGTCCATTACGATAATACTTGCTCAGGACGCAACGGGTGGATGGGCGTTTACTTGGCCAGCCTCGGTAAAATGGGCAGGGGGAACAGCGCCCACGTTGACCACAACAGCGGGATCCATTGATATTATCACCCTCCTAACCGTTGACGGCGGCACGACATGGTATGGCATGTTGGCCGGTGGTGATTTCGCGTGATCGGCTTTCGCTGCATGATGGGCGCCGCTGGGGTTGGTGGCGTAGCCGTTGGTGGTGCCGCCGACCGGGGTGTCTTCGGCGGTGGTTACAGCAGTGATTATGAAGCCGCTATTGACTACATAACGATCTCCACGACAGGAGACGCAACAGATTTCGGCGATTTGACCGTTGCCAGATACGAGTTGGCAGCGACAAGTAACGGCGCGACGGATAGAGGCGTGTTTGCTGGTGGAGAGACCTCGTCTTTACTCGACGTACTTGATTATATTACGATCTCCACCCCAGGAAACGCCGCTGATTTTGGCGACCTGACCATAGCTCGGTATGATCTCGCTGCCACAAGCAATGGAACATCCGGGCGCGGAATTTTCTGTGGTGGATGGGCGTCAGCGGCCCTTAATGTCATCGATTATATCACCATTTCATCGGCAGGAAATGCCACTGATTTTGGTGATCTCGCCTTGTCCCGATATGCCCTTGCGGCGACAAGCAACGCGGCCAATAATCGTGGAGTTTTCGGCGGTGGGTATTCAACCAGTTATGCATCATATATTGATTATGTAAATATCTCTTCAACGGGCAATGCTACTAATTTTGGATATCTTACCTTGGCGCGATCAAGGTTATCTGCAACGAGCAATGGCACCAATGACCGCGGAGTGTTCGGTGGTGGGTATTATCCGTCGAGCAAGAAAAACATCATTGACTATATCACCATTTCATCAACAGGAGACGCCACTGATTTTGGTGATTTGACCGTTGCCCGCCAATACTTAGCCGCAACAAGCAGTGGGGTAAATAATCGTGGGGTGTTCGGTGGTGGATATCTTTCCAGTAATCAAAATGTGTTGGACTACATCACTATCTCCTCGATAGGCAATGCGATTGATTTTGGTAATTTAACCGTAGCTAGGGAATCTATGGGAGCGACAAGCAATTCATGACAAAAGAACTTTCAGTTATTTTAGATAATATTGATCTGCTTGGACTTCCGGCAGACGCCGTTAAAAAAGTTGAGGCTTTTATGCCGGAAATGTATCGGGCAAGTCGGTCTTTCGGCAGGAAAAATAGCCAGACAACCGCAAGATTGATGACCCTCAACATGCTCACCGCTTCCAGCCCTTATCGGGTGTTGCGGCAATGCCTGGCAGAAATAGAGAAGCGGAAAGCTGCGATCCAGGAAGCGGTTTTTTCTCTGCGCATTGACGAGGCGCAGGCAAATGAATATCGCCATGAGGGGAGCAAAATAAACAAAATTAGAGCAGAGCACCTTGAGTTGCGCATAGCTGAAGCACAAAAGGGCATAGTTGGGGCGCTCAAGGATATAGCCACCTTTCAGGATGCATACGGCCAGGTGGTCGCCTCTAATGATATTCGCCCTAATTGGGATGAAGCTGATTTTGAGTCTGCCGAGGTAACGCACCATGTTCGCACCGCATTCCTTCACGCCTACCGCGATATCATGGCTGGAGGGCGATTGGGAATGGGAACCTTGGAATATCTCGAACAATTTGGAATCCACCCCCAGAGCGCACTGAAAGAGGCCACCTCATATTATCAATCCGTCGAAGATGCCGGGGTGGATACTGTGGACGCAGGACACCTACACAATTGGCTCGACGATATGGCTATTAAATATGCCGATCATCACTATTCAATTCTCAAAAAGATGGGGATAAAAAGCACGGCTGTCCCCTGGTTACAGTACCGCGAGGATTAAGCCTTGGCCTTTCAAAAAGCGCTCAATACCACGCCGCTTAACGCCGCGCTTCTCACGGACACCGCCTATGGGGATAGCGTGCACATGCCCCAGGAAGTCAGTGGTGAGGCTTTAACCGTCTCTATCGGGTATGTGGATGTTGCCCATTTTCTCCAGGACATAGACGGCGAGGCATCTACCGCATCAACAGGCTTTGTGGATTGCGTTCATGAGATCCTTGAGAACACAGGTAACGCCTGGATCAACCAGGACGCTATTGTTGAGGCTTGGCATGAACTGCTTGAGAATACCGGAATCGCCTGGCCGGTTTATGGGTGCGAAGTAGAGGCAATCCATTGTGCGTTTGAATCCACAGGCAATGGATGGATTGCAGTGAGCGGTTACGGTTCCAGTGTCCACGCTTTATTCGTCAGCTCAGGGCTGCTTGAACTCTCCAACTACTGCATTGCCTCACACCCTGTAATGCAGTGCGAGGCTGCCGGAACATCGATAACTGTGGTCGTCGGTAACACACGACACACCATGATCTGTTCTGGGGGCACCGACCTATTCAGGTTTGCCCTTGGCGACGTAACACACAGCCTGCTCGTGAGTGCAGGGGTTGGATATGTCACCCCCCCCGGTATATCCTCATCAATTCACGAGC